TCAGCTACATAATCAGGATCTAGGGGTTTCATGTAGTGACGCTTGGTTGTGTCCTCTAGGCTAGTCATGTCAGCCCCGCATAAGCTGTAACCATCAGGTGCAGTTAGACACCCACGTATCTCAGCACCGTAGGGCTTTTCCACTGAGGGTAGATTGACTAAAGGTTTTGCATGACGGAAGCGCATTGTGTTGGTAAATCCTGCGATTGTTGCTTGCACGTATCCATCACGCTCTGAATCAACCATGCCTTTAAGAACAGAAATACGATGGCTGAGAACAGAAAGCCCATCAAGGATGACAACAGCAGGGTCGGCAGAGGCCAGCCTTCTGACTGACGGGCATAGTTCTCCATCCTTTCGTACCTGCGGTATTTGCTTTTCTTCGCCATCACTGTTCCTTACAAACTTAAAGGTGCTTGGGTTCCACCCGATAGAATACAGCCAGTCCTTAACTTGATCTGATGAATTAGGGTTAGCACGTTCTTCACCTGTCTTAACGACAAAAGACTGTACACCTTCTGGCTGCTTATATTCTTTGCGTAGTTCCTCAAACCTTTCGCCATGTGATGATAGCTCACCGTCCTTCTTGTGCATTACTTTAGGACGTTGCTGTACCTTAGTTAGAACACGCTTAGGCATAGCATCAGCTAACTGCTCGATCTTCTCAGCCTTCATAGCTTCCCATTCCGCTAGATGCCCCTTAGCTTTGGTTACATCTAATTTCCACTGTAGGGCCTCTTGTTCTGCTGCACATTGTAGCTTGAATGTAAGGTAGTCAATGAAACGCCACTTCTCATCCTCATCAGGGTATAGCTTCTTAAGTTTGATGTCCAAGTCACGCCATAGTCTAGCGTTAATCTTAACGTCTTCATTACACCTGTGAGCATACTCTTCTGGTGTTAGGCTAGACCAATCAGTGATCTTAGGCTTAGGAACTCCGTAGTCCTCTCCGTAACCCTCAAGACCATGTTTGACACGGCTATGGTTTAAATACCAAGACAGGGCTAACGTATCCACTAGCTTTGCTGTAATCTTAACACCTAGAACCTTTTCCACTGCGGGGATGTCAAATCTTACAATGTTGTGACCTATCAGGATTGGTGCTTCCTCAAGGAAGATACGCATAGCTACATAATCATGGGTGTGTTGCACATTACCTTGGTCATCCATCCAAGAGATTACATGGATTTTAGTGCTATCTAGCCCATCTGTTTCTATATCAAATACTGGCATTGTGGTAGGTGTCCTTCCTTAAACGTGTTTCAAACAACCTAGAGTGATTTGGGTTTCTTTCCATAAATAGTCTTGCATAGTGAGAAATCCACCCGTCATCTATTTTGTAATCTGCGTCTTTTTCCGCTATCATGGTATTCCACCTCATAACATGAAAAATAGCTTTTGCTGAATACCTAGACCTGTATCTAGCGGCCTCTAATGCATACCCCTCAAACATATGATATATATCTGGGTTCTCATTGTGATGTTTAATAAAGTTTTCATTAGTCCATTTGCCGTGCATTATATAACCTCTCGTAGTGTAAATGTTTCTGAGTTAAACCGCATCATACCAGCCCTACCTTCTTCTGAGCATGGACGGTTCTTCTGCACTGTTATGTGTGTTGTATTACGTTCCTGTAAGTCTTCTGCCTCTTTGTCACGGGAGAGGTCTAAGATAACTGATGCCCTTTGTCCAATCATCTTACAATACTTAGGGTCACCATTGTCGTTAGTGTGAGCAATAGTTACGATCCCTACGTTTAGCTCCGCTGATAATTTAGACAACCTGACCGATAAGTCAGCTAACATCTGCTCTTTACTCTCTTCTGACTGACCAGAAACTACATCTTGGATAGGCTCAAAGAAGACAAACTTACAACCACACGCTTGACTAAAGTATCTAATCTGATCACATAGATCATCAGCACCTTGACCATCACTTAGATAGAACTGGTAGAATAGCTCATCCTTGGTTAGCTGTTGAATAGCCTCTATCACAAGATCATCAGCATCCTTCTCTTCGATAAGGTCCCTACGTGTAAGGTTATCGTTTAGCTCATACGATACAAGCCCAAGTAAAGACCTTAGCTTAGTCTCTTCCAAGTGCCATGCAGCAAAGGGTATATTGTGCTGTAGCATATTGTATTCTAGGAAGCGCATGACCTCAGTCTTACCAATACCTGTAGGCGCTTTAATAACTGTGAAGTGACCCTGCATCAGACCTAAGATCTTATCGTCTAGTGCTTGGATTCCAGTTGGTACATACTGATGCTCAGGCGTATCTTTATACAAGCTAATGAAGTCATCAGTGCTATTAAGAACATTCTCAGGTGTATACTTCCTAGCATTCCACCAAGCACTCTTAAATTCCCCTGCTGCCCCATTGGTAAGGAACTCATTAGCATCCTTGAACTTGTCGTGAGGTACACGGTAAACCTTGTTAGGAAACAGTTTAGCCATACGATCAGCTACAGCATTCCCAGCTTCATCGTTGTCTACAGATAGGATAATCTTCTCAAAGCTATTGAGCCACTCTGTACACTTCTCCCAGAGCTTCTTAGAGGGCGTAGCAGAGGGTAGAGATACTACAGGGTTAGTGTACTGGCTCTTAAGCATTTGGGCTACTGACAGAGCGTCTAGTTCACCCTCAGTGACTGTTACCATCTTAGAGCTACCAGCGGTAAACAGGTTCATACCGAACAGTTCATCACCCTTAAAGCCATCCTTAGTATAGAATACTTTCTCGTCTAGCTTGCGTACTTTAATTCCCCCGCTAGGGTATACATATTCCTGACGATCAGAATAAGTCTGTACGCCAAAGTCTTCCATAGTTTTAGCTGTAATGCCTCGCATAGCTACATAATTTCCACTGGCGGGGTCTTCTATACGTTTGGGCGTATAATCAACTACAGTACTCATGTTGTCGTAATCCTTTCTAAGTCTACCCTTAGCTCCACAGGAGAAACATTGGTAGACATTCTTATCTTCGTTGTAGCTATAGCAACCCTTGTGGTTACAATGTGGACAAGTTTGGTGCGCTACTTCAGTCATCACTTACCTCTTACTTAAGTTTTATTACTAACTAATAATAATAAACTAAAGTTTATACTTACGTTAAAGGGACAATTACTAATAGGGACTTTTTTATCAAGCTGTAACATCACAAATTGTTACAAATCTTATTTAAAACCTCACGTTCCTTCCTAGATACCCACATCTTGTTGACATCAAGCATGTCAGCCACTTCCTGTAGTGTATGGTCCTCCCAGAATCTTAACTTTAAAATCTGCCACTCTTCTGATGAAAGGTTCTTTTCAGCTACAGCAAGAATGTAATTCTCGTAGTCTAGCTTCTCGTATTCTTCTGCATGGTCAGGGATAGACGATATAAAGTCATCGTAAGAAACGTGATCAGAAGACATAATATTACGCAACCAATCTATGCCAGTCTCAGAATAACTTTGGTTGTCACTTTCCCCTGAGCCACCCCTAGCAACATCTCTAGCTGTCCAACTCTTAGGAATACTAACAGGTTGTAGACTTAAGTTAATGTAGTCATGCATAGCTCTATTAGCCTCACGATACAGTTTCGCTGGGTGTACCTCTGGATCTTCAGCCCTTAACTCTAGGCAGACTATAGCTCCCTCAGATACTATGTCATCGAAGTCATTAGGTCTGTTATATTTGTGTGCTAACTTACGACACATATTTATCAGGTCTTCATTACTTATCATAAGGGCTTCCTCTTAGGCTTGATAGAGGCTGATATAACCTCAGTCTTTAGGCATTGACCTATAGCATCCCTATCAATGGCATACACAGGCTCGTAATAGGCTGGTAGAGCATCTCCACAGGCCCTATAACTAGGGAAGATGATGTTAGCTTGTAGGTAGTCACCATTTAACGTGTAGCTCAACACAAGGACAGTATAGAACAACATTATTCCTCTTTCACCCCTATGCATGGTAGTAAGATAGACAGCTTACAATACTTTGGATAGTCATCATACGTCATAGCTATCAGTATTGGTGGTGCAGCAATTAGTAATGCTACAATAGCTGATGCCTTTATTGCACCGTTAATGTTACCTCTCATCAGTCACTCTCCCTTAATGCTTTCCACGACACAGGAAACAGGTCAATCATGCTACGATCAATTTCCCACGCTACCTCTGCTGTCTCAGCTTGTGTATCAGGCTTACAGCGCAGCTTACACATGTCAGCAAAGGCATCCAAGCTACCTGACCAATACCATTCAGTCATCATAGACTGTGGCAGTACCATACGTGCTTGCTCTGGGCATACACCCGCTTTAAGTAAACCATAATATGCATCCCTACAAGCATACATAGCTCTACCTACGGGCACACTGCCTCTGACTTCTACAATACCCTCACTACCTTGTTTTTTATCTTTACTACGTCCACGCCATACGTCAGGCACATAGAACTCAGGATCATTATCCACGTACCTACGACTAATCTCATTCCAACGTAGAAACTTATGCTTGACTAGCTGTCTAGCTACAAATACTGGAGCCTTAACGTGGAAACTAGCAAAGCAATGTCCGAATGGTGATATGTGTTTATGCTTGGCTAAGTACTTGATAAGTTTCTTATCTTTAAGTTTCATGTGCTGCTTGAAGCTGTAAG